TTTGATCCTTTGTATAGCTTTGCTTTAGCGTTACTAAAAACGAAGCGGATGTCTAAGGTAGGATGCTGCTCCTGAATTGCAAGGTGTTTGCGTCTATCTTCTGAATCAAAGATGCCTTTTGTCTCAACTATGATACCGTTGTCTAACTCAAAGTCTGGCGTATAAGTCCTGTATCGTAGGTCTTCCCATTCGATCTTTAACTTTTCATATTCGACTTTCTTTTGCCTGTCTTTGAGGAATGCAGCGGCCTCTTTTTCAAGGCCACTACGATATGTTCTACTCAGATGTCTGCGCTTCATCATTCTCTGCTTCTGCAATCTGCGCAATGGCAGAGCCTAATAAGTTACAACGATCTCTCAGAACGGTTGCAGTGTATTCCATACGTTCCATCTGTTCTTTTGCGAACATAATCTCATTGTATGCTTTCATCTGCTCTTCGTTAAAATCGTCTGTGTAGAACTCTTTGTCGCCAATTGTAAGTTTAGGCATTGTTATCTCCAATAAAAACGTAATCCACTAAAGGTGGGTTTGCTGATTTAGATACTCGTGAAGGTAGGCTCTGCAGTGTTGGGTGACACTTATGTTTGAATGAACAAAACTTACAGTCACTAGGTAACACTACATTACCACTAGGCTTCTTGTAGTATGTCTCTGGTACAGGCTCAAAGCAACGCTCGAAGGGTTCATCGTTGTCAATGTAATCCACAAGCTCTTGTATTTTACCTAAGACTTCCTCACGATTAACCTCAGAGGCATCCACATACTTGAACTGACCATCCGCTTTGTTGACTACCCACCAGCCACCAACATCTTTACCCGCTGCCGTAGCGTAGCCTACAAGCTGTGCTACATAGCCAAAGCTGTCTTGCTTCTGCATACTACTCAAGTCTTCAAACTTGTGCTCGTAGGACCACTTAGAGGCGCTCTTAACGTCGTCTATACGTCCGTCCATCTCCATGTCATACTCGCCTTTGATCTCCTGACCGTTGGGTAGTTTAAGTGTTACTGTTTCGTTATCACCAAAGGTAACACCAGACGCACGTAGTAACCCTTTGAACACGGCTTCAACAATATCGCCAAGGATCATGTTCATAAGGAAGTGTGGTGGTAGTGGTGTCTTATCCTCTGGATCATTCTTCTCGAACCACAACTGACATTTAGGCTTTCCAATGTTAGACATACGTAAGCGAAAATCGTCACGTGGCCCTGAATTGAATTGCTTATTCATAGCAGCCTCAACGTCAGAGGCAACCTGTTCGATTACCTCTTTTGACATTTGAGCTTTGCCAGCCATAGCTAGTTGTAAGAAACTATATACGGCTAGTTCTGCAGGGTGGTTCATTCTTGCACCTCTACAAAGTCGTTATTGATGATGTCACCAACCATAGCAGCGTCTTCATCAGAGAGTGACTCAGAGTTACGCTCATTGTGAAGGTCTAGAATTTTACCGTTGCTGTATTCAATCAGCTCAATAAAGTTACGCAAGGTGTCGTTATCGTGATCTGAAATGTCGATCTTGTCACCTAGTGCAGCTTCTACAAAGCCAAACTGAGCACCTGTGGGAATAGAGCCGATACCACCAGTCAACTTGATACTAGACATGATAGGCAGCAGGTTCTTATTCTGCAAAGCTTTCATTACTCTATCCAAGTTCTTGATGCTTGTGTTGTTCTTTATGTCATACACAAACGGGATGTCTACATACTCACCAGACTTAGGGTTGCCTGACTCATCCTGTGGCTCCATCAGTGTTACTGTACCGTACAACACTTTAGTGCGTTTCACACTGCGGATAATTGCTTTGGTCTTATCGTCAAGTGCATTGAAGTCTTCGATCCAACCAGAGGGACGCCCTAGGTTAAAACCACCAATGGTATCCTTTAGATCACCATTAAGAGAGTTAGACATTACCGTCTTTTCCATCTCTTCTGTTTCGCTGTTCCAGCGTGTCCACTGTTGGCGCTGGGCAAAGATACGCACGTGTACCTCTTTGGCATACGTAACGTCTTCACCTTGAGTAAGAGTGAAGCAGCCAATAGGTAAGACTTCTGTCTTGATCATCTTACCGTTAAACTCGATCTCACCCATCTTAGGCTGGTGGATCATACCAATACGAGCAATAGAAGGGGATGCCTCTGCAGATGCCGTAGACGACAAACCCATAAGCTCTGCCATAGACTGACCACGCTCATTTGCTAGTGTTAATTCTGTACTCATTTCTATATCCTTTTAATAGAGTCAAAGAGAACTTAGTTATAGCTTACACGTCAACTGTGTCAAGCCAATTCGGACCGATTTTTGCTTCTAATAATAGAGGCACATTCATGTGGACATCGTAGGTATCTTCTACCATCTTAACGATGTCACGGTTAAGTGTTTCAATAATAAACAATACCTTCTCCTTCTCGTCTGGATGCACGTCTACAACCATACTGTCGTGCACAGAGTTCACTACACAAGATTGTAACGGTTGTAACAATTCGTGAAGTTTATTGAGTACGACAGGCACCACATCCCCGGTTGCAAAACCTTGAACAGGGTAATTCTTGATCATGGTGAAGTGTGTGACGCTACCATTCTTCCTTCTAGATACATCTGGGAAAGCGTACTGCCTACCAGACTTGTTTGTGATCTTCTGAAACCGCATTGCTTCGTTGGCTAGCTTCTTGTGCCAAGCTGCAATACCTGGATACTTATCGTTAAAGTGTTCGTAGTATGCTGCTTCCGCTTTGCTGCGTCCATATCCTGTAGCTCCGAAGAGAGGCGCAAAGGTATGTGCCTTAGCGTCTTGGCGTGACGTAGGCTGACCAGCATCAGAGATAACCTTAGCGGTATAACTATGGACATCAAAGCCTGTCTCAATCTCTTTCATGGCAACCTTGTCCTGTGCTAGGAATGCTGCTGTACGAAACTCTAGCTGAGCAAAGTCTGCTTCCATAACGTGACCACCATCCCAGCGCGACACAAATACCTTCTTCACTGGGAACGTACCACCACGGGGCATATTCTGCATATTTGGATTTCTTCCGCTAAAACGTCCAGTGGCTGTAACATGCTGGGTAAGTCCGACGTGTAGGAACCCATCGTGCTGCTTGGTATATGTGGCGATACCATCAACAAAACTGCTAAGATAGACGCTAACTGCAGAAAGACGTTTAAGATCGCCCAGAAAACTAACAGCATCGTCCATACCGTTAGAACGGGCAGTAGACATAAGAGTGTCAAGGTTTTCTTTACTAGTGCTGAAACCATTATTGCTTATCCACTTTTTACTTGGCGCAGTAAAGCGCAGTCCCGCTACCTGTTGCGTCTGAGACAGTTGATACCCACGAGCATCACATGCCTTACATTTGTTAGGCTTAGCGTACTTTGTTCCGTCCTTCCTTACTTTATACGTTTTCCCTTGCCCTTCACACGTAGGACAGGTGTACGCTTTAGTGCGGTAGATCGTTTCACTATTCGCTTGGACTGCTTCTTTGTATTCTTGAACAGTTGATGTATAGTCAAATAGCTGCGCCCACTCCCCCTTATTCTTAATGCGTTTAGAGAAGATGACTTGTGACATCTGCTCAGGCGAATTAAGGTTGATAGGGGTGTCCCCCATAAGTTGCCTGACTTTCTTTTGCAGACGCGCTTCGATCTCTGCTTTTTCTTTCTTAAACTCATCTCTTACTCGCTCCAACTCTTCAAGATCGACTTTGAATCCTGACATGTACATTCTTGTGAGGGTTTTGCAGGTGTCAAAGGTGACACGCTTAACCCGTGAAAGAGATTCTCCTTCGGGGGTGTTGTAGTCTGCCTCGATGCTGTGGAACAGCTCACTAGTTGTGAGCAGGTCAGCCCTAAGATAAACGCTAAGCTTAGCGAGATCAGTTTCGTTCGTGTTGATCCCTTGCTTGAGACATGTGCCAAGATAATCTTCCTTCTGTTCTGCCAAGCTCCGACGCTCTGCGCAAGCAGCCAAGCTCAGGGGTTGCTTTTGACCACGCTGCAGTAGGTACTCTGCTAACATGGTATCGTATATGTCACCGTCATACGTATAGCCTGACTCCCACAGCCACATAAGATCGTGCTGTGCGTTGTGCATTATCAACAGCGTGGTTATATCAAGTACAGACTGTATTAGCTTACGCCCAGCGCCTGTCGTGTCCTTAGCTTCATTGTGATCTAAGTTAACAATGTGCATCTCTTCTGTGTTATCGACATTTACCATGCCTACCTGTGTGAGCGTATTAGTTGGCTCGAAGGGATCGTTAAAGGTTTTCCCATCTCTCCATGTTACGCTATTCTCTACGTCTAAAACTAATCGCATGTGTTCCTGCCTTTCTTATGCCGTATAGAGTGAACGGCCCCCGTCTAGTTCGCAATGGACTACTCCGTGCCAGCCACCTTTAAGTTTATTCTTTGCAATATTCAAGTGTCTTTGTGTGTCTTCCTCGTCAGCACCTTCTACGATTGGGTTCTTAGAGATGAGCACCATCAAGTCTGCTTCTGCTGCCTTACCTGTCTTAGACCCTTCCATCATAGACTGGTCTACAAATACCTTACCTTCCGCTACAGCAGATAGCTGTGACATCCAGATCACACAACACTTGTATTGCTTAGCAATATTACGTGCGTAGATCGCTGCGTCCTTCAAGTATATGTCAGACTTATCGCTGTTCTTTGTAGCGAACTTGTCACCCATGTCTAGCACTACGATGTCAGGCTTCTCTTGCTTAACTACGGACTCCACCCAAGACATGTCTTTGTTCGTGCTGTCTTTGATGCGGATGTTATTCTTCACTGGATCGTAGCGCTTACGTGCTAGTGCTATGTTACTCTTTACTTCATCCAAGGTCATGTTGGTAGCAGCAGATAGGTAACGTGCACCTACACGCTCGTAGCTTTCTTCATTACACAGCACGATGCACTTAGCACCCTGTGATGCCCAACCATCAGGTCCAGCTATGAGAGAGGCATGGAAAGAAGTTTTACCAGTGTTGGGACGAGCACCAACCAACAGAAGATGACCACCGCTAACGCCTTCCACCTTCCGACGGAGACTTGGAATATTAAACTTCCACTGCGTTTGCAGATCGTTGGCATCAAGTAACGTGTCAATGCTAATGTCATCCCAGTCAACACGAAGGTTAGGAGTAAAGTCATCTTTGTAGTCCTCTAATAAACGGCGTAAAGGTTCTAGGCTTGTCTTGGTGCCGTTCACAAAGTCAAAACCTATGGTTGCCACTTGATCCCCAACATACTGCTGGAACATCTTACCAAGTACATCCTCTGCAATCTCTTTCTTGATCGCTTGTGTTTGCTCTATCTTACGGAACAGATCAGCGTAGGCTGTCTTGGTTGCTGTGGTCATGCTCTGGTTTTGCGCATAGAACAATGCTTCAAGGTCAGGCACTGACATGTCACCTTCGTAGTTTTCCATAGCAACGTCTAGCGTCTGCTTGATCTTACGCATGTCCTTCGTAAAGATTTTATCTGGGCAGCGTATACCTTTGTGCTGTTCGTAGAAGTCACGATCCAGCAATGTTTTGATTAAACTAATTTCCATCTGTGTTTCCTAACAGTATTTTAAATAGACATTCTAGTGCAGCAAGAGGCCACATAAGTGCAAATCTCCAAGCCGCACCAGGATCGTTCTCAGGGTCTTCAGGCTCTGCAATATATAGTAGTAAAGGCAAAGCCATGAGATACATAAACAATATTCCGTAAAAGAAGTTTGTCATTCCTTGTTTGCCTTTGCTCGTTCCATCGCACGTCGTCGCTCTTCCTCTGTGAAGGGTAGGATAGATTTTGTCTTATAGTCTACCACTACACCTGTATTCCAACGTGCCGCCTCTTCCTCTGCATCTCTTTTGTTGTGGAATATCTTTGGCGCTGGGTGGTTGTAGAACATGTTTGCGTTAGCAGGTACATACATCCAATCGCCATCAACGTCTATCATCACTGCGTACTGTTTCATATTGCCGTTCTCCATCATATTAGCTCTATCTATAAACCACTCTTGGGGTAGTGGCTTGCGTCCCTCTGGCAGCTCACCCATTGCGAAGCTCCTTCCATGCTATGGGGAATAACTCTTCCATCTCTTCATCAATAGCATCTGCTACAATGCTTGTCTCTGCTTGTGTATCATCAGCACAGCGTAGGTTGCACATGTCAGCAAATGCATCAAGCGATCCAGACCAGTACCACTCAGTCATCATAGACTGTGGCAGTACCATACGTGCTTGCTCTGGTGCAACACCCTCGTCAATAAGCTGTTTGTAAATTTGTAATGCTTTTTCATTAAAGTAATGCACATTAGCATTGCTCCTTACTTTTCCAGAACTGCCTTGCTTTTTGTCAGCACTACGTCCACGCCAAACATCAGGCATATAGAACTCTGGTTCATCATCAACGTAGCGGCGGCTAATCTCGTTCCAACGTAGAAACTTATGCTTCACAAGCTGCCGTGCTACAAAGACTGGAGCGCATACATGGAAAGAAGCAAAGCAATGCCCAAAAGGAGAAGTATGCCTATTCCTTGCAAGGTAACGAATAAGTTTACTATCTTTCTCAACATCAAAGCTATCCTTTTTCTTGCCGAATGATACACGTGCTGCGTTCACTACTGTTAAGTC